CAACGGCACACTCCACGCCGGGAAGATCAAGGCCTACATCCAACTGTGCCTCGCGATAAGCGCCCAGGCCCTGAACACCAAGGCCGCAAGCGCCACCCGCCCGGTCACGGACAACCCGAAGTACACATTCCGATGCTGGCTCCTCCGCCTGGGCTTCATCGGCGACGAATTCGAAACCGCCCGGACACACCTCCTGGCCAACCTGCCCGGCAACGCCGCCTGGCGGCAGGCCTCCTAAACCCGCCTGACGATGGCCTCCGGCACAGGCCGAAACCCCGCAAGGGGTCGCGGGAGCCAAGCTCCTAAATCAAGCAAGGAGGTACACCCATGTACGAGCACACCTACTGGAACCGGAACGGCGAGGCACAGGCCAAGTACGACGCGATGGAGGCCGCTGGCTTCCGGTACACCCAAGCCACGCACACCCTCTTCCACGCCTACTACCGCTACCACAACGACGGTGACCTGCCCGGCTGGGCGCGGAGCCGCTGGGACATCACCCGGTACACTTTCGAATTCGGAAGCAGGCAGCGTGTGCTCACCGAGGCAGGCGAGGCCGAGTTCGAACGCCGGATCACCGAAAGGATCGAAATCGAGCACGCCCGCTTCCTGCGGACGCACACCCTGGCCTGACACAGCTACCAAATCAAGGAGGAACACATCATGAAGACCATCACCCTGACACACAAGCTCTCCGACTTGGGCGCCTTCCTACGAGGTACAGATGCTGACGAAATCATCGCCCGAACCACGTACATCCCGGGCGGCTGGCACGAGGCGGAATTCGAGGCACACCGCGCTGGCTTCCAAATCAGCCGCTTCCTCAACGAGGAGTACCTGCGCAACCACACCTTTGCGGAATGCTACCGCCTGATCCGCCGCTGACACAGTTTTCAAATCAAGAAGGAGGTACACACCATGTACGAAGATTCCGAAATCATGAGCGAAGAAGAGGTCGTTTCCAACCTGATCGCCCTGCTGCACGGCGAGGCCATCGAAGACACCATGCTCGACGGGAGCCGGGCAACCACCTTTTCCGACGGCGGCTACCTTACCCGCGACGAAGGCTTTGTCCTTTACACACCGGACGGATCCAAATTCCAGATCACGGTCAGACAGGTGTGACCGGCGGCTTCCAAATCAACCCGCCTGACGATGACCTTTGGCACAGGTCGAAACCCCGCAAGGGGTCGCGGGAGCCAGAGCTTCCAAATCAAGCAAGGAGGACACACACATGCCCAGCATCACCTACTTCATCCGCTTCACCCTGCGCGATCCGAAACCCGGCGTTCCTTACGAGGAACAGGAACACCTGAACCTTGCGGATGCTTTCGAAGCCTTCCGCCTCTTCGCCGAAGCCGACAGCCGCTGGATGTACACCCATATCGAGCTGACCGAGTACAACTGGGAAGAGTGTACCGACACCCCGATCGCCACCATGACCTTCAACGCCTGACAGCTTTCAAATCAAGGAGGACAAACACATGGCAAAACTGGATCTGGACACCTGCATGGACATCTTCGACTGGTTCGATGACAACACATTCGAATACATCAACCACATCATGCTCAGCAAGGTCGATGGGGAGGCCAGGGTCAAGGGCGCAATGCCCGAGATCCGCAAGCGGGCCAGGTGGCTGCTGAAACTCCATCGCGGCACAGACGGTGCCTACCCGGAGCAGCTTTTGAATCAACCCGCCTGACGATGACCCTTTGGCAAGGGTCGAAACCCCGCAAGGGGTCGCGGGAGCCAACGCTCCTAAATCAACACAAGGAGGAACACAACATGACCCCTGAACAGAAAAAGATTTACTTCGCTGCCTACCATGCAGCCATCGAGGCTCTCGAATCAACAGTTGCCTACCGCGAACACCGAACCGCAGGTGCAAAGCGACGCGCTGATGCTGCCAGTGCCGCAGCAGGTCAGGCTGCCGGTGCCGCATCCAAAGCGAAGTCCGAATTAGAATACGGCGAGGCCTACGAGCGGCTCGAGGAAGCAGCTTGCTGCGCGGAGCTGGTCTGGCGTACCCTGACACAGAACATTTGCACTCGGATGAATAGACATGACTACAGGAAGTGGGCGGACAAAATTCGCGCCAACCTGGCATCGGCAGAAAGCTCTCAAATCAACGAGGGTAAAAAATAAAAGCCGAGCGGGCACACATACCGCTTGACTTTCCGGGCATTTAGAGTGATGAATACCATCACCGCGAACGCAAAGGAGGATCAGGATGCGCGAACGCTACGAAATCATGAAGGCCATGAATACTCTGATCATGGCCCTGAACAATGAGGATGCCTACATGGAATGGATCCTGACGGTTCCTGATCAGGCCAGCGATGATGACCTAATGGATATCGCCACGGATGATGAGCTCTTCGCCGATGCCTGCACGGCTTTCAAATCGGCTATGCGCGACTACAGCGAAGACGGTTTCTACATCGACAAACGAGTCTGGTGACACAGGCTTTCAAATCAAGGAGGAAGATACATGAAGTACATTGCTTACGGTTCCAACATGGTTGAAGAACAGATGGCACATCGCTGCCCGAATGCGCGGCTGATCGGCATGGGATACCTGCCCAATCACCGGCTGGAGTTTTACCTCCACGCCACCGTCGAACGCTCCAAGGCAAAGGGGCCGGGAGTGCCGGTTGCGGTGTGGGAGATCGACGAGGAAGATGAAAAGAGCCTCGACCGCTACGAGGGCTACCCCAACTACTACATCAAGCGCCGCAAGAAGGTGAGGATGAACGACGGCTCTGAAATCGAGGGCATGATCTACCTGATGAACCTGATCCGGCCTTACCCCCCGTACCGCCAGTACTACCTGGGCATCCGCGAGGCATACGAAAAGCTGGGCATGGGGCACGAAGTTAGCCGGGTGCTGGTACCTGCCCTTTACCGGAGCCATGCACGAACGGAACGCTGCCAGTATAGGTAAGGCCTTCAGCCGAACGCCGCTTCCAAATCGGGAGCGGCCTTTTTCTTTGCCTGTTTTGCCCCGTGTCGGGCCTCCGCATCAATTGGGCTACCAACCCCAGGTCAGTTCCAAACGCGGCACGTGAGGCCAACGTGGCCGAAACGTGGGCAAAGGAAAAGCGCCCCGTTGCTGGGACGCTCCTAAATCAACTAACCATTGCTTACATGATATGCGCTGCCATCTGGATGGTTCCCTCTTCGGTGCTCCAGTAGCGGATTATCACCGCTCCATCAGCCGCGTTGAATTTGGCCTGAAACGGCTCGGGCCATAGTTCAGAAAGCCCGGGACAGTTTTCAAATGCCTCAAGGCGGTATTCCATCGCGGCTTCTGGATCGTCGCGGCATAGCAGGAAGATCCTTTTCAACTCTTCCGTCTGCTTCTGAATCACCAGGGCCAGTACCTCGCTCGCCGGACGCGAGTCGAAATCGGAAGCAGGAATCGCAGGCTGAAATGCATGCCACTGGTGAAGCGGGTAAGCCTGCTTCATGAAAGCCAGCATAGCTTCCGCAGTGCCGCAATCATCACACACATACAGTTCAGCAATCCTGCTGAGAGCATTGGTTGTAACAGGCTTCTTCAGTTCGGTAGAACCGCAACGTGGACACAGCATCCGGCAATCCTGATCTTGCCGCGCTTGCAAATCAAGCAGACGTTTACGTGTTCTTTCAGTCATGGGTATCACCTCCTTCAGCTTTCAAATCAGCCTGTCGAGCGGCCTGACGTTTTGCAGCAAGTTTCTCCTTATGTGCCTGCATACCAGCGTCATCCCTGAAGGCGGCATAGCCCTGAAGATGATCCAGAAAGAAGCTCCGCGCAGCTTTCTGATCAGCTCCACCATACCCAAGTCGCAGGAGGAAAGCCCTAGCCGCATACTTTTCATTCTCGGGTTCATCAATCGCAAGGCGTACCCGCGTTGCCCCCTTCGCCTGCTTGAGAATTCGGTCAATCAGGTCTGAGTAAAATGTCCAGTTCTGAGGCTCGGCTTCAGAATAAGGAGTAGCCAAGGTGAAGGCGCTGGCTGTCAGGTTCATACCCTGGAGCAGTCCGTTCTCAGCGGCCTGAGTTACACGTGCTTCGAAATCTGCAGGGCTCTCTGGAGGCGTTTTGCTCAGTTCCTCAACAAAGTCCCTTGCAATGTGCAGATCGTCCGTCCGCAGCATCTTTCGAATGATGTACTGCTTACTGCAGAGCATCCGCATCAGATTGGTCAGCTGGGAAATCGTCCAGTCGGTAATTTCAAAGGAAATATCCATGCAATACCTATCATTGGAGCGGGACACCATAGCGGGCTGTTTATCCATCGTATCCTCCTCTTCTTGGGGTGTTTCCAGTTCCACGCCTTCGGATGCAAATCCGTTGTCACGCAGAAAAGGAAGCAGCTGGTTAAGGGCTTCAGGCTCTCCAGTAATGGAGCCGTCCCGATTCACGAGGAGCTCACCAATCTGGAAGGCGTAGGTAGGGGTGCGCAAATAGGTGGCAGGCGTAGACAAGTGCTCGGAAATCATCCGAACCATGCTGCGCCGGTCGTCGCATTGTGTGGTAATCGTCATGGTCTGAACCTCCTTTGTTTAGGGTAGTCACATATACGCTCTAAACAAAGAATAAGTCAAGAAGAATATGACGATAAGTGTGTCACTTTTCCCACGGCATCCAACCACGCCAGAAATGCCCCAACGAGGATACATGATTGTAGTCCAAATCACGAAGTCCCAGGAAAGAAATAATACCAGCAGGTGTCAAATCATAGTTCTTGCGAATCCACTTGCGAATATACCAGAGAGGAACACGGTTCGTACCAAAGCAGTCCACATTGACAGACACAGGTTCCTTCACACCGATCGCATAGGCCAGCTGTACTTCACAGCGTTTTGCAAACCTAGACCGCACAATATCCTTTGCGATCTTTCGAGCCATGTATGCCGCAGAACGATCCACCTTCGTGGGATCCTTGCCTGAAAAAGCGCCACCGCCATGTCGACAGACACCGCCATAGGTGTCCGCGATAATCTTCCTTCCGGTGACGCCCGTGTCTGCGAAAGAACCACCAACGACGAACCGACCAGTGGGATTTACCAGTGCTTTGTAATCAGTGTTGAGCTTATGGTGACGGGCTACATCACGCATTACACCTTCAACCAAATGGCGCACATCCTCCAGCGGCACATCTTCACGATGCTGCGTGCTGATCAGGAAGGTATCAATACGCTTCTTCCTGTAATCATATGTCACCTGGCACTTGGCATCCGGTAGCAGAATGGGGTTGTCCAATCGCTTCAGCAGTTCCAGAGCTTCGGTTGCAAGCACATAGGGCAGAGGCAGCATGCACCGGGTCTCGTTAGTCGCATACCCATACATCATGCCCTGGTCGCCTGCGCCATCCTGGTCAACACCCAGTGCAATGTCCGGGCTCTGCTGTGAAATGTGCGTAGTAATCTCATAGTGATCAAACGCATTTTCAAGGCCAATTCGATACAGCACTCGGTTTACCAGTTCCGTATAGTCGGGCGTGTATTTGGACGTGATTTCACCAGCGATGACGATATTGAAGTCTTTAATCAGACACTCAACAGCCACACGGCTCTGGCGATCATGCTGGAGGCAGTCGGTCACAATGGCATCAGAAATCTGATCACAAATCTTATCCGGATGTCCCGCCGACACCTGTTCACAAGTAATAAGCATATCCACACTCCTTGTTTGAAATAGAAAAGGGAGCAGGTCTTCTTTCCTGCCCCCTGAGTTTTTTGCTGATTGTATCATATCATAGAGATACACATGACATCCAGTGACGTCATCTGACAACTTAGGGAACCGGCACACATTTCAAAGCCTGATCATGCAGTCGGTAAATCGTGCGTACGTTATAGCTCATAGCCACAGCGATCTCCTCCCAGGTTCGGAAGCACAAGTACCTCTGCTCCAGCAAAGTCTGAAACTCAGTATTTGCTACCCGTTTGATCACAGACACAATCTCGCATTTCAAATCCACGAGCCGATCAATGTCCGCATTGATTTCCTCTTCCAGGGATACGATCTTGCACACAATATCGGACATCCTATGCACATTCGGCGTTGCCGCACCTGGCATATCGGAAATGGTTGCAGTTGCTTTGGTTGCCAGTTCACGCAAGGAGCTGACCTGATCAATCTTGGAATTGATTCGCTGGTCGATTCGGTAAGCCTGCGACAAATAGTCCTTTGCGGTCATTTTATGTACTCCTTTCGCATGTCGATAATCAGCTGATCACCATCCAGGCTGCACAGGATGTGAAACCATCCCGACCTGAAGAATGTCTCAAGCTCTTCCGCATCAAGCTGTGCACTCTTGTTGTCTGGATCAGCAGCCAGTCTTTTGAGGGCAAACCGATAATCGCTTGCTGCAACTTTTACCACAGCCTGCGCAAGATTGAGCCAACCTTGCATGTTGCTGGGGAAGCTATTTGTGTTTTGCATTATGAACCTCCAGGTTAGCCTTCACCGCCGCTATCAGGGCGGATTGTGTTTTATCCTTCTTGTGTAGTGCAGTCATAATCTGCTCATCAATGGTTCCCTGTGTAATGATGTGATGGATAACCACAGTGCTAGCCGTTTGGCCCTGCCGCCATAGACGAGCATTGGTCTGCATATACAGTTCCAATGACCATGTCAGACCGAACCAGATGAGTGTGCTGCCGCCAGCCTGCAGATTCAATCCGTGACCCGCTGAAGCCGGGTGAATCAGGGCAAGTGCGATCTTTCCCGCATTCCAATCAGCAATGTCCCGTGAAGTCTTAATCTCCCGCGCAGAAGGAAATCTGTTCTGAATCCGCTGTAGATCATGCTTGAACCAATAGGCTACCAGCACAGGCTTGCCATTGGCTCCCTCCACCAAATCTTCAAGAGTGTCCAGTTTTCGCTCGTGAATATTGACTACTTGGCGGTCGTCTGCATACACGGCACCATTCGCCATTTGGCAGAGCTTATTGGATAGGGCTGCTGCGTTGCCCGCATCAATCTCCTGGTCACCGATCTCAACCACCAAATCATGGCGGAGGCATTCATATGTGTCCTGCTCTTTCCTGGACAGTGAGACCAGCACCTGGTTCATGACACACTCTGGCATGCGGAGATGATCCGTAGCTTTCATTGAAATGGTGATATCGCCGATACGCCTGTAGATTTCAGCCTCTGCTCCGGGACGCGGCTTATAGGAAAACACCATCTGCTGACTCCGGCGGTCAGGCACAAAGAATTCATCCCGGTAGTGGGTGATGAATCGTCCAAGTCGTTTACCCATATCCAGCACACGAAACTCAGCCCATAGGTCCATGAGACCGTTGCTGGAGGGTGTGCCTGTCAACCCCACAATCCTTTTCACATTCGGACGTACCTTCATCAGGCTGCGGAAACGCTTAGCCTGGTACGATTTGAAGGATGATAGTTCATCAATCACCACCATATCGTAGTCAAATGGCATACCGCTTTCCTCCACCAGCCATTGCACATTCTCACGATTGATGATCGTAACCATCGCTTGTCTTTTCAGGGCTAACATTCGCTCTGTTTCAGTTCCTACCGCCACCGCATAGGTAAGGCCCTTCAAGTGATCCCACTTCTGAATCTCCGCTGGCCAGGTATCTCGTGCGACGCGGAGAGGGCCAATAACCAGAACCTTTCTGACCTCGAAGCGGTTCAGGCACAGTTCCTGGATGGCAGTCAGGGTGATTACACTCTTGCCCAGACCCATATCCAGCAGAACCGCTGCGATTGGGTGTGTCAGAATGAAGTCGGTGGCATAGCGCTGGTAGTCATGGGGTGTGTATCTCATCAAGTACACCCCCAATCTGTTCTGGCTGGTCAATGCAGCACACTGAAAAGCCTAGCGCCTCCAGCTGTCTTTTTCGCTTTGCTTGCAGGGGGCGGAGGGTGTGTCCTGGCGCTTTGGTCTCTACGAAGAACACCCTACCACCAGCCATCAGGATTAGGCGATCTGGTGCGCCCGCCCATCCGGGTGAAACAAGCTTGAGTGCCAGACCACCACGATTCCTGACTGCCCTGACCAGCTGTTGTTCTATCTCTTTTTCTCTCACAACTCACACCTCATTTCAGTTGGTGTGGAAGTCGTGGAGGTTGTAGACTAAAACCTCTCTATATAGAATTTTGAATGTATATTTTCCTTAAGAGACTTTTTATATCATGACCTCCACGACTTCCACACTTTGCTGTATCTCAGCTCAGAAAGTCAGGAATATCAACGGGTTCAGGCTCAAAGTCATCTTCCCGCAGGCGCACTCCGGCGATCATGTTTGCCGAGCGTGTGCGCACCCTCCGATACCCCTCAGTTTCCAGGGCTTTGTAGAAATCGGTTGTGCTGCGCGTGTACTCGTTGCTTTCCGCACAGTGATTTCGGTACGCACGATACAGGTCACCAGACTTGACAGCATACCCATCACCAATCTCACAACGTTCAGACATGAACATGCCCAGCCAATCATTCTGCTCCCTGTATTCCTGAATCGCCTGCTGCACCACAACAGGCAGTTCCATCTTGAAACCTGCGTCGATTGCCATCTTGGCTCCCTCGATCATCCATTTCATGATGGCACCGCCAGCGTTCTGGAACAGGTAATCCGCGTAGTTCTTGATGTCGCTGTTGCCTTCAATCTTGGCATTAAAGGGAATCACAATCAGACGCCGCCAGATACCTGTATCCATTGCTCCGATCTTGGGCAGGTGGTTAGTATAGAGAACCAGCGTGTGACTGGGAGTGAAAGAGAAAGGATCCTTGTACTTCTTCTCAGCAAACACATTGTCGGTGGAGGTCAACTGTTTTACGGTGGAGGTGTTCAGACGCATGCCTTCCTCCATTTCCGCAGCTATCAGCAGCCGCTTTCCACGAGCTTCTGCCATCTCCGGCTTTACATTACGCTTGCACTGTACCGTCAGAGAATCAGCAGAAATGTTGCCGCTGTACGAGCCCATGATTCTGGAAATCGTGTTCCAGAAGGTTGACTTGCCATTACGGCCATCTCCATAGGCAATGATCATTGCTTCCAGAAAGACCTGACCGACACATACGATGCCTGCAACACACTGAACATAGTGAATGAGATCCCGGTCGCCGCAAAAGAAGGTATCGAGTGCTTCCTGCCAGATTTCCATCCCCGCATCATCCGGCGACTTGCTGGTCATGCGTGTAATGAAATCCTCAGGATCATGAGGACGCGCACCCGCCAGCCCCTTGCGCAGGTCATATGTTGCCTCAGGGGTACACAGCAGGTACCAGTTACGGTCCAGCAGAGCCGGGTCCACCTCCAGCACGGGCTGTGCTTCTTTCAGCGTTGCAGTCACATACTTACTGTCTCGGCGCTGCAGTGCATATGCCTTATAATCAGTCGCCTCGGCATAACGGGTGTATGCCTGGCGCTGCTCGGGGCTCATCAGAGCGATTGCCTTCTTCTTGGGGTTGAGTGCAATAACGTCGGCGGCACCAGTAGATTCATAGGCAGGTTGACGCTCCTGAATGGCTTTTTCAGCTTCCTCCAGCTGGAGGTCAGTCAGTTCATGCGCCACAGCACGGGAGCCGGGTTTTGTTTCCTGCCAGCAAGCTCCGTCGTATCGGATAAAGTCAGTGGCGGGAGAGTAACGAAGTTTGTCCGAGAAAAACTTGCCCAGCAACCGCGCCTGACCAACGTCAGTATTATCCGTCGGTGCATAACGGAAGCCAGGCATGCCGTACTGGTCAGCAGGCACATAGTCTTCCTGCTGTGCAATCCTGCTGAAGAAGCCGAGTGCGCTACGCCAAATCGTATCCAGTTCGCTGTCTTCCAGCGGGGGCACACACCGTTCAGCCTTCCTCAGGAACTGCTGGTATGCCTCATCTGTGTTTCCAAGGCGCTTGAGTACCTTGCCTGCATAGTGTGACAGTGTGGCATTTCGGCTACCTTCTGGAATTGTCGGCTCCTCAAACTGTGCCTTCTCCCAGGCATCGTCCTGAATCATGTCCAGTGCATAGTCTTCAATAAACTCAGAAAGGTTCTTTGTACCGGGTACAATCTCCACCTGCGGTTCTGCTGTTCCGTAAAAGAAGCGGGCAGAGTCCAGCGCCTTTTCGTCGAAATACGGGAAATGCTGCTGGAGAAGCACCTTGATGCGTTTGTACTCTTCAGCATCTGTCTGGCGGTCAATGGGAATGAACACGTGGAATTTGGGGCGTGGTGCCTTTCCGCCCTTTGGTTTCATATGGTTACGACTGTAGTGGATTGCCAGGAAAACATCAGGGAGAGCCTGGGCAAGGTGTGCCGGTGTTACCCAGTCATCGGGATTTTCGGAATGCGTGTTATCACACTCAAGGGCAAGGCAGTCCGACTGAACAAAGTTCTGGTTGCTTCGGCGTCCACCGGCATATTCCGCACACACATAGTCTTTGCTGACCGCCTCCTGTAGGGTTGCAGTGCCGGTAACATGCACGGCATTCGGATACAGACAGTTACTTGGATTGCCCAGACAGTTGGCTTGGTACAGAGTGAAACTCAGATTCCGCTGCATGCTGCAACCTCCTTGCATTCAGTATCGAAGTACCTGATTGGCTTGTCTCGCGACAGCGCATAGTTGATCTCTGCTGTCATGCCTTCTGTGATGTTCTTGCCGAACACCCATACCTCGGCGCACTTGGATAGCACTGCAATGTCCATGAACATGGCGAGGTCTCGCTCCTCGGGATCCCCATCGTTCATGAATTGCGGGAACAGTAGGTGTGGGGCAAGTGGAATGCAATGCTGGTCAACAGCGAACCGGCAGTATTTGCGGGCGTTTTGCTTGTTGCCACTGATGTCACCAGAATACGGAGAACAGACATACACAATGGGGCGGAATCGTTCTTTGCGCTGCTCCCGCTCCACTGCTGTCAGTGCCTCATATGTAGTCGGATCATAGTACCCCTCGTGGTTGAATCGACTGATGCTCATGCCGAACCACCACCTGGGTCTAGGAAGAAAAGAAAGTGTTGTTTCATCGTTTACCTCCTGTGAAGTAGAATTAGGGGATCCACTTTCCACAGGACACAAACGCCAGTTTTGATAACCAAAAATCAAAAACTCCGCGAAAAAGCGGAGATAAAAGCGGAAATACTCTTGGAATCCTTGTAATGTACTTGTTGAGTTGGAGACAAGCATGATATAATAGATAAATCGCATAACACAAGGAGGAAGCTATGCCCGTTCCTTTCAGATCGATCCCGATTGTGCAGCTTCTTCATCATGAGGCCGCATATCAACTCATCAACATCTCTGGGCGTCTTCAATACGATGATTGGAATATCCTTGATTTTGAAAAAGGTATTCTAGGTTGTGATGGCCGACACTACTACTGCACAAATGAAGAGGAGCAAGAGCTGTTGCGCCCGCTACTCGTTCTCGATCATATTATGCCATTCCTACGCTTTAAGGAAGCAGGACAGCACTATGGATATGAGTTGTTCCTGTCGTTTCCCAAGTGGCACCTGCGGGGTGACCCCTTCTTTTGGGCGTATGCAGCACGCTGCTTTACTTACGATAAACTTCCGATGGATCCTGAAGCATTTTCCAATAAGTATATGTCGATTGTGGAAGATTTGGGTATCCCCTATGGCAAAGATGAGTGGTGTCGTATTGAGCGTTTTGCTGCAGGAGGGATGTCCAGTGGTTGTGTACACGGTGGTTTTGTGAAAGAAGCCCACGACTTACTGCTTGTTCGATTGCAAAAGTACACCTAACATAAGTATGCGAATTAGTGCTACACACGCCCGTGAACGCTACTGCTTTGAAAGGCTGAACTTTTCATGTTAGTGATTATTGATTTGGAATGGGTCGAAGGCAAACGGAGCCGCATCATTCCAACACAGATTGCCGCCATTCGTGTCGATGAAAATTGGCAGGTTGTTGACCAGTATGCTTCCCTGATTAAGCCATACGAGCTATCTGGTATGGACTGGAAACATGTCGCATATAGTGGCGCACCGCCGATCGCATTTGTTGGTGCTAAGGGAGCACATAGGGTTCTAACCGAAATAGAGAATTGGCTACTCCCCACCGATGATATATGCTGGTGGCATGACGAGTCGGAAAAAAACTACAAGAATCTGATCAAGGCTATTCTGAAGCAGAAACCTACTGGTAATCATCATATTATCGGTAACAATGTATGTGGTTTACTGCGCGACGGCTTGCGAAATACCGGAAGTCCCTATGCACTTGCGAAGGCAAGAGGACTGATGGTTCCCAAGCCGCAGCACTCTTCTGCCAATGATGTGGAAGTCATCCGTCTGCTGCTATCAGCAACGAAGATTGATCACAGAGAAGTATTCACTGACGTTCCGCAACCCGTAGTAATCTCAAAAAAGCGTATTGCTCCGCCCACACACCACGATGTATATCAGCCGGGGCAATTCCCATTCTGGCTGGATCTAAAAACAAAGATCATTCACGCTGATCAATGTCCCATTATTGCATCAAGCGAAGCTGCTCGTGGCTTTGGTACCTTACAATACGCTTTGAAGCAACACTTGAAGCCTTGTGCTTGCTGTGTTCAGGAACATCGTAAAGCTGTAATTGAGCGCAATACCGATATCATCAATCGCTCGCAGTACAGTTATGTATACATGAGCAATTCAAACGTATTCCACACTCGCAACTGCAAAATTATCCGCACAGCCTACCGGGGTACTCTACTTGGCTCGATCGGTTACAAAGCTTGTGTGGAAACAGGGCGTACCGCTTGTAAAGTCTGTAAGCCGACTGCAGCACCAGACCCGTATCCTCCATACCGTCCACCAATCCCAGGACGTGTATATGATGGCGCAAATCGACACATGAGCAAGGATGAGAAGCGCGCATATGCCCGCTACACAACCGCTATGAAAGAGCGTTCTGCTTTACCATCTAGCGTTCATTTGGGAGAAGAAGAGCGAAAGGATTTTCTTACACTGACACATTCCAGCTATGCTTTTTGGGCTGGACGAGGATACAGTACATTTCATAGAAGAGAGTGTCCTAAGCTTAATGGGTTGACTGACTTACGAGGCTTTGCTCTTTATGAGGATGCCATCCGGAAAGGCCTAGCACCATGTAAGCAGTGCAAGCCGAAGCAGAAAGACGGAATTCATGTGTCCATTCCTATAACCAGCCACGAACGAAGTGGGGAATCAGCTGCTATGCTGGATTCTTTATGTGATGCCTCTGGATACGAGCATGAATATGCACCGCCTTATTACTATATCGTAACCCCTGTAGGCAAATGGCGCTTGGATGTACATGCTAGACCGGTAAAGCTAGATCATATTAACTTAGTTCGTGCCTCAATTGACTGGGCAGAATACCACAAGCAACCACGTATCTTCTTATCGCTTTCTGATACATTCAGCTATATCGAGCGCCATGACCGCTCATTGTGGGCAAAACTGCACCCGAGTGGGGCTCCATATCCAACTGACACATGAATACAGCTATACAATATTCCAAGCACAAAAAAGAGGCGGGGGCATTTCAAAGTCGAAGTGCCGCCCGCCTCTTTGGTTGTATTTTCAACGTATACGGATTACCTGTATCCCTTGCGCAGTCCGCACAAACAACTCGGGCTCATAGAACCGCTTCGTATACTTCTGAAGCAGATTCTCCGGCAGGTCAGTGAAATCCTCTGCGCCCAACCCGCATATGAAGAAGGTGCCCTTGATGGCGCAACCTTCGCAGATGAACCTATTCCATTCTGTTTCTTTGAACAGGCCCTCTTCATCACATACAAGCGCTACAGGATCATCGAAAGGGTAAATGGCCTGAATGTACCCACCGACGACCTTCTGGAGGGATTCGAGTCCGCTAGGGATGTCCGCCTCTCGGGGATGCTTTCCTGGCTCAACAATCAATACTTTCATACAGCTACCTCCTTGTATTATTGGGGTACGTGATATTCGCTCTGAATGGCGGATAAGTCAAGTCATTTCTACCTTAATCCTTTCGATAAAAGTCACAAACATAACCATCCGCCCGAAGTATTAAGCCATTAGCCCATTTCGGTGTTCTTCCCATGATTGAACAGATTTCTTCCAGCGACGTATCAGCCGGAGCCTCGATTACAGCCTCATCATGCACGTGCATAACGATGTGATATCCTGCAGCGTCAAGCCGCAGCATGGCTTCGGCCAAAATATCACGCGCTGTGGCCTGCACGATATTCTCAACAAACTTGGGACCGTATGACTCCAGACGCTCCCACTTTTTTGTCGCTCCAACACCCTCGTAAGTGATGGACTCTCCACCAAACTTGTTTTCGCCAAGCCGAGGCTTCACATACGCAAGATCCCGGCCCGAGGGAAGCGTGATAAACAAGAAGCCCTTTTCCCACCGAAAATCAATACCATGGGTTTCGGCAGTTGCCTTTCTTGTAACTGCCTTTTTGACAGCTTTATCAACCGCCCACCAAAGATCGACAATATTCGGGTTTGCCTCGCGCCAGCTATCGACTAGCGGCTGAAGCTCCTCTTCAGGCACACCCATGTTCAAAGCACCCATGGCCTTTAGCGCACCAACTGATCCTCCATACCCAAGGGCTAGTTCTGCAATCTTACCTTTTTGCCGCAAGTGCGAGTTCACACCATGCTTTTGAACTGGGACATGAAACATTTGCTCGGCACTGGCACAGTAGATATCCCCGCCCTGCTTAAAGACATCTTGCCTCCATTCCTCCCCTGCAATCCAGGCGATCACACGGGCTTCTATGGCAGCAAAGTCAGCAACAAAAAAGCGACAGCCTGGCTTGGGAACGAAAGCTGTTCTGATAAGCTCTGAAAGGACGAGCGGTACAGAATCATACAGCATACTGACAGCATCAAATTGGCCACTTCGAATCAGGCAGCGCACCTGGTCGAGATCAGGTAAATGGTTCTGGGGCAAATTCTGAACCTGTATCAACCTACCAGCGTATCGCCCCGTACGTGGCGCACCATAAAACTGAATCAGGCCGCGTGCACGGCTATCTTCACACACAGCATTCTCCATTGCTGTATATTTCTTTACGCTGGATTTCGCCAGTTCCAAGCGCAATGACAACGCAAGTTCAACTACGCCCTCAGTACGCTCAAGCAGCTCATGAACAGCCCCCTTAGACAATGAATCAGCTTCGATGCCCTGTTCTGAAAGCCACGCCTTCAGCTGAGCGGGTGAATTGGGATTCTCCAACCCTGTAATCTCCCGGGCCATGTCCATGTGTGCCTGCTTAAACTGATCGTCACATCGGATTGCGTTGCGCACCATGGGCATATCCAGCATGATGCCCCGATCGTTGATCTGTTGATCCAATCGATAGTTTCTCCATTCGGTATGCGATACCGGGAATTTTGAGAGTCTCTGCTGAATAGCCATCTCCGTTTCCACATCGCGCAAATTGTATGCGATGAATTGCTTCCATCGATCAGGGGCATCAGAAGGATAGTGACGGATCATGGAGCCATCGCGCTGCTTGTTCAGAGTACAGAAATAGCGAATCAGCTCCTTGCCTTCCTTCAGTTTTTGCTTTTCCAACCCCAACACAGCGCCAACGCCCTCCAAAGACAGGGGAAGGCCTAAAGTTGCAGCCCACACCATGGTACAATGCCATGATAGTGGGGCTAGCGCTTTACCCAGATAACGGGACAAGCACACTCGCTCAAACTGTGCATTGAAGGCCCATTTGGTTACTAAAGGATCAACCAATGCCTCCTGAATTGCTGGAGGTAGTTTTTCTCCACTTGCCAGGTCGATAACTTGGGGAGGTGCTCCATCCACCGAATAGCCAAATAGCAGGACTTCAAAATCAGGGCTTTCAGCATAGCGATACACACCAGCCTTGGCGAGGTTAACGCTGCTGAATGTCTCAATATCAATGGACAGGTTTTTCATGAATGCCTCCTATGAATTGGGGCGGCAGATTGCTCCACCGCCCCAATGGTTATCAGGAGAGGAAATCCTCGTCCGCAAGAGTAGTGAATTCGTCGGCTGCGTTGGTACGGCCACCCAGGGGTTCACCGTCACGCACCTTCTGGATATTTCCGAGGCCACAAGCAATGCCGCGATTGCCGTTGCTATTGAAAGCATAGAAGGACAGGGATACGCGGGCATACACGCCGCTGTAGATCTCACTGCGCTCCAGAATGGGGCGAACATGCTGGTCCACCACCTGAGGAGCAGTCGTGCTGTTGGCGTTCACGAAGAAGCAGCCCTGATAGGCTTCGTCATCACGCTCCACGTCGCCATCACGCAGAGGGAGCTTAAGAGCACCCTTCTGAGGCACCTTGCCACCAAACTTGTGGGTTCCATCTTTGATGGCGGCATCGATCGCTGCATTGATGGCAGCAATGGTATCTGTGTCGGACTTGGGGATGATGATGCTGCAGGAATACTTTTCTGCACCGCCGTTGATAGACTTGGGCTCCCAGATGTTTGCGTAAGAGAGGCGAACCACATTGGTAACTACCTTGGTGTTGTTTTGCTTAGCCATTTTTTCTTTTCCTCCGTTTTCATTCATTGTCTTTGATTTGCGTGAAATCCACAGTCGCGAGTTCCATTGCAGGCCGCTTATCCGCAGCCGGTACCAGCGTAGGTTTGCCCGTTGGCTTTTCAATCAGGTCACCCAGTACAGCGCGGAAGATCTGCTTGCCCATGAGTTTTTCCATTTCAGTGATAGGCAGCAGTGTCCGCCGAAAGATGTCTGTGTACCCTGCAGCCTTGGCAGCGGTGACAACAGCCTCTTCATCCGTGTACTTTCGGTTTGAACGCCCCTCGACGATCTTATAGCCTCGCCACTGCTTTCCGTGATTCAGCGCGGCATCCTGGGCGTAGGCCATGACCTCGTTTGCCCAGTGCGTCAGATCGTCCAGCTTGCCCAAGATATCTTCAATTTCTTCATCGGATAGAAGTGTCGGTGGGGTAAACTCGTACTTCAGCAATTCCAGCTTGTTTTCAGCGCGTGCTCTACACTTCACTGCCGCTCGGCAAAAGATGCACCAGGGCCCTGGGCAGAAATCGCCTTTTCCTTCTGCGGCAAGCTTCGCCTTGGGAACAAGCTCGTTCCGCGCCCAATCAAGCAAGTCGGCAGCGGGTAGCGACCATGTGCTGATGTTCTCCCGTCGAGGCTGGTAAATGGTCATAGACACAGTTTCAATGTCATATAGACTGCCAAACGCGTGCAGCGCACCCAGCGCATACAACATCATCTGAGGATTCTGCTCAGCTTCAACAAGGACACCCTGCCCATACTTGAAGTCGATGATATGCAAGAGTTTGTCAGCAATGATGACACAGTCACCAGTTCCAAATCCACCAGGAACGTATTCGGAAAAATCCAGCCTTTGCTCCATGAGAAGAACCGGGTCATCACACAGCTGTCGGGCTTCTGCCAACATTTCCATCACAAACTGAACGTAAGCATCCGTATAGGCATCCATTTCGTCAGATTGGTATTTGGATGTTGGCTTTTTTGATTGCATCTTCAGCGCTCTGCGCAGCTTGTGTTCACACAGCGCATGCGCTGCTGTACCCTCCGCAGCAGCATTGGTTTCCTTATTGGGAAACAGCTGCTCGAGCAAAGCAGAAGGCGTACAGTTCAGCCACCGCTGGGATGAAGAGGCAGAAAGGGTTGCATGTTTTTCAGGCGGCATTAGAGCACCTCCGCCTCTGCCATCAAAGCGGCATAGTTCTTCGGGTCCACCTGACTCAGCTTTTCAGCGCCGTACTTACGAATCAGCGTTTGAATTGCTGCCGTGTGTCCCTCCACCGACTTCTGAGCTAGGCATGCTCGTACATCAGCAAGCGTCAGCATGGGATCGGGAGCTGGAGCAGCGTTTTCCTTCTCCGGAAGAGGTTCATCCCAGGTATGTGCCAGTTCTTTTAGAGTATCGGCAATACCGATCAGTGCCTGGCTGCACTGAAGAAGCTCTTCCTTAATGGTTGCCAGTTCACTCATTGCGCTCATGGGCGTTTTCTCCTCCTTCCTGTGCGCGTTTCTTCAGATTGGCAATCTTACCAGCGAGGCGCTTGGATACGACACTGATGGCAATCAGCACGTCCATGACTTCCTCGGCTCGACTATCAATCTGGTTTGCAGTATTCTGCATGGGCATCCTCCTGTCTGAGAGTTAGTTTCGTTTGCCTCTCACCAGTCACAGGACAAGAACCGTCACTTTGATAACCAGTAATCAAAACTTTTTTATTTCCAGTCACCGAGAATCTCACGCAAATGCGCAAAGAGCTTCTTTTTCCGTTTTCCGACAGCTACCTGACTGATGCCAAAGTGCTCGGCAATACTGCGCTCCGTTTGTCCCTCACTGACCAACTGGCACAGCAGTCTGCCATCTGGATCTAGTTCCTCCAGCGCTTTGAACAGATCCTCAAGTAGGATGCGACTGGCTACGATCTCCTCAACATCAGCAGACAGATCTGCAGGAGCGAAGCCATCCTCCGAAAAATCCTCAATAGAAAGCGCAGAACCAGTTTGGCGATGGGGACACTGACTACAATCTTTCTTGCAGCGAACGCCCGCAATGATACAACGCTTACCCCTCTCCTCGCGCTTATGCTCCGCCCAAGCAGGTCTCTTATAAGCGCGGTATACTTCTTCAGATACAGGAATCTCCTGGCCGTCGATAGTGATGTAGTACTGTTTTTCTTCCTTCTGGTTATTCATGTGCGTGCTCCTTTCGGTCGAACCGAACGGAGCCGCAGAGGCAAAATGGGTGCACTTAATAAAGCTGCCAGCCCATGCGAATTTACTCCGTTCGCGTGGTCTGCAGCGGCACTTCCCATTGGCCGATGCTATGAATTTGTGCGCCTACATCACTATGGGAATCGCCGTGATCAAGGGCAGCGATATAGACGGAAAACAAAAAACCGCCTGACAATAGCTAAAATGCTATCGGTCAGGCGGTTAGTCACTCCAGGCTTTAGGCCGGGTGCAGGTCGCTCTGTACTGAGCTAAATGTACATATTCATTTAGAGCGGCTCGTTTGAGGTACTTCTTCAGTCCTCGGCTGGCTCGCGATTCGCTTGATCTGCTCAAGCACTGGCAGGTACTCCATGTTGGAATTTATGTCAAAGGATTGCTTGCAACGTGGGCACTTCAAAGTAAAATGGCCTACATAAGCTCCGTGAACATCAAACATACGTTGCGAACAATGGGGACACCGGATCTGATCTGTCATCTTTCTCTACCTCCTATGGGGAACTCCGTTAAAACACACCTCCTTAATCCAGAATCACCGTCGGTGGCATCGGTATGGCTGCTGATTTTACTCTGTATAACGCATCACCATTAGCAACTCGACTTGATAGTTTCATTCTCTTCTCAGCTAATGACTTTATGAGTAATGAATACTTATTCGTAGTGCTAATATGTGCTCTCACAATATATTCTTTAGTGAGAATTGTTACTAAGGACTTCAGAATACGTAACCGTCAAATGTCCGCTCACATAGACGCGACCGCTGCCCTGCCTGACAATAAGAGATAGTATCAGTACAGTAGCAGATAGTAACGTAGACTCTCGGCATAGTCGCTGCGAGTCTCAGACACTGTACTGAGAGTCTCGGCGAGGGAGTGACGGAAATGTCAAAGAGTCTAAGCGTGGTCAACCAGCAGCAGAAGCTCGGAGAATGGGCAGAGCGGGTGTCGGCATGTCGGAATAGCGGGTTAAGCGTGCGGGCATGGTGTCAGGAAAACGAAGTAAGTGAGCAGACCTACTACCGGTGGCAACGTCGGCTATATGAACTGGCTCAAGAGGAGCGTGAGGGTGGTTTTGCTGAAATCACCCCAATCCGACGAACAACAGGCAATATCGCCGTGACTGTTCAGATCGACGGCGTGGAGATTGCTGTCCATAACGGCGCAGACGCCGCCACGGTAGAGGCCGTTCTGCGTGTAATGAAGTCATGTTGAGCGACTTCACAGGCGCCGAGAAGGTGTACATCTGTTGCGGGTACACCGATCTCCGCCAGGGAATCGACGGCCTGTCTGCGCTGGTGCAGCTGGAATTTGAACTGGATCCATTCAGTAACACGCTGTTTCTGTTCTGCGGACGGCGGCGGGATCGGATCAAGGCGCTGTACTGGGAGGGCAACGGCTTCGTACTGCTGTACAAACGGTTGGAGAGTGGCAGCTTCCAGTGGCCACGCAAGGAAAGCGAAGCCCGTGCGCTTACGCCCCAGCAATACCGCTGGCTCATGGAGGGATTGAGCATCGACCAGCCCAAGGCACATAAGCCAGTCAAGGGGCTGGAGATCGTGTAAATCTCGGAAAATGCAGTAGAAATACAGCCTGCGTTTTGGTGGAATACCAGCTGCCTCTGTCCAATTTGCTGCAGATGTGGTATCATGAAAGCAGCAAAAACAAGGCGACATATCGCCGGAGGACGGAGGGAAACGCATGGTACAAAAGCCCGAAGAGCATGCTGCCGACATGGTTTCCCGCGAGGAATACGAGCAGCTGAAATCCCGCAACGCCGAGCTGGAACAGCAGGTCAACGCGCTGACGGAAGCGCTGCGGCTGGCACAGCACAAGCGTTTCGGCGCGTCCAGCGAAAAGACGGTGGACGACGGCAGCCAGCAGTTGAGCTTCCTGTTCAACGAGGCAGAGGTCATCGCAGATCATGAGGCTGCCCAGGACAAGCAGGAAACCCTTGTCGCGGCTCACAAGCGTCACAAGAAGCATGAATACACCCTGGATAACCTCCCGGAAGGTGTGGCGACAGAGGTCGTTGAGCATTATGTCCCGCAGGAGGAGCTGGAATGTCCCATCTGCGGGGAGACCATGCAGGAGATCGGGAAAGAGGTCGTCCGCAAGCTCAAGATCATCCCGGCACAGGTTATTGTGGTGGAGCACCGCTACTACGCATATGCCTGCCGGAACTGTGACCAGAATGGCATCGAGACGCCGGTGACAACAGCTGAGCGGGAGAAGTCTGTCATTCGCGGGAGCTTCGCTACAGCGGAAGCCATTGCCCACATCATGGTGCAGAAGTTCGTCATGGGATCGCCGCTGTATCGCCAGGAGCAGGAGCTGAAGCGGCAGGGCATTCCTCTCAGCCGCCAGACCATGTCCAACTGGATTCTGCGGGCTGCAGCAGACTACCTGACGCCGGTTTACAATGCACTCCACAGGGAGCTTCTTCGCCGTGAGGTGCTCCACGCCGACGAAACAACGCTGCAGGTGCTTCACGAGCCGGGGAAAAAGCCGCAGTCAGAGAGCTATATGTGGCTGTACCGGACTGGCGGGCTCAGCTGCGACGGCAACGTGGAGCGTCCCATTGTGCTGTACGAGTACCAGCCAGGACGGGGCGCGAAGCATCCTGCCGCATTCCTGGAGGGATTCCGTGGCTATCTGCACACGGACGGCTACGCGGGCTATCACAAGTTGCCGGAGGAGATCACGGTGGTGGGATGCTGGGCTCATGCGCGGCGCAAGTTTGACGAGGCGCTCAAGTCCATTGCCAAGGGACACGCCTCTGCAAAGAACATCCGCAAGGGGCTTGACTTCTGCAACCGGCTCTTCGCCATTGAGCAGAAGCTGACCAACCTGCCCGCAGAAGAACGCTATACGCAGCGTCTTGAACAGGCCAAACCTGTGCTGGACGAGCTTTTCAGGTGGGTCGAATCGGTTCACTACTCATCCAAGTCCCCCTGGGGCAGCGCGATGGAATACCTGAAAAACCAGAAGGCCTATTTGCTGAACTACCTGCTGGATGGTCGGCTGGAGATCAGCAACAACCGCGCTGAGCGCAGCATCAAGCCCTTCGTGATCGACAGGAAGAACTTCCTCTTTGCCAACACACCGGCCGGCGCTCAGAGCAGTGCGGTCATCTTCAGCCTGATTCAGACGGCGATTGAGAACGGGCTGGATCCCTGGCGGTATCTGACCTGGCTGATTGATATGGCAACTAAGGGCGGCGTGGATGCAGTCGGTCTGCTTCCGTGGGTGGCTCCGGATTCTTGCAGGGTTTCCGCTTAATTTGATTGGGCCTGCAGGTTTGTTTCGCCCTGCTGGCCGTGTTTGTTCGTGGCATGCTTTGACGCTTACCAGAATACTAAGTATACAGCGTCTTACCACCCTGATGTTTACTCTAGTATTGCTAACAATCAGTTCAAGATGAGTGGATGCTATGCTTTCATCCTCATTAGTAATACTATATACTCTAGTAAATGCAACTATGCCGTCTAGCAACTCATTGGCAATGAGTGAATAGCGCATTTTGCCCACCTCCGAAAAAGTGTGATATTTCAACTTATCACATTTTTCGAGAAAAGGCAATATCAAGAATAAATATTTCCTGGCATTTTTACTAAGTCTCTACCATCATTAGGCATATGTATATCACTCAACAAGCTAGCTGAGCGTATAGCACTATTCCCAAATCTTCTGCGTAGATCATCAATACAGTCATCTAATTTCTGTTGCCTAACATAGTGTGCATCATCATGAAACAAACTCAACTGCATTGGTTGATCTCTAGGTACTAGATTGATAGCAGTAACCGTAATAGCTCGGACAGGGTGGTTCCAACTGTAGGTTTTGTCAAAAAGGATTCGAGCTGCCTGCGCAATCTCCATCGGGCTCTGCGTCGGATAGGGCGTGGGCATCTGATGGGAAGGTACAAAGGTCAGGCCATTGTCACGGATGAACAGTTTCACGCCGCGTGCTGCCAGTCCGTGAATGCGGAGCCGGTGACCAACATCCTGGCTCAGTTCCAGGATGACCTTCCACACATCATCCTCGCGCTTCAGGTCACAATTGCAGGTAATGCCGTGACCAACGCTCTTGACGGGAGAAACGAAATCGATCGGCATGACGCGGTGCCGTTCCAGTCCGTTTGCAAACGACCAAAGATCAAGGCCATTCTTCCCGAACCACGATTTCATGAGGGCAGGATCTGCATGAGCCATATCGCCGATGGTGTAGATGGCGCGATCCATCAGCTTGCGAGTTGTACTGCGTCCCACGAAAAGCAGTTCAGAAGCAGGTAGGGGCCATACCCGCTCCCTCCAATGGGTCTCATCCAATACAGTAATCGCATCCGGCTTCTTCATGTCCGAACCCAACTTCGCCAGTGTCTTATTGAAGGAAACACCAATGCTGACAGTCAGGCCCAGTTCTTCCTTTACGGTCTGGCGGATGGATTCAGCGATCTCAATGCCGGAGCCATAAATCGATTGGCTGCCGGTAACATCCAGCCAGCATTCGTCCATGCCATACGGCTCGATCAGGTCAGTATAGCGCTTGTAAATACTCTGTACCTGGCGGGAATACTTTACGTACTGATCGTAGTGGGGTGGCACCGTAATCAAGTTGGCACAGCATTGCCGAGCTTCCCAATTTGCCTGGCCGGTCTTTACGCCTGCCTTCTTGGCCTTTTCGCTCTTGGCGAGGACGATACCGTGTCGATCCTCTTCGCTGCCACATACGGCCACGGCCTTCCCCTGCAGGGTAGGATTCAGAAGCGTCTCAACAGAAGCGTAAAACGCGTTCAGGTCACTATGTAGTACAACACGGCCCATATGCAGCTGCCCTCCTTTCATGCGCCGAGGTGTTGCAATTACCGGGTTTCGGCGATCGACACCTCGTGGCTGGATATTAGCACAGCGTTTATAACCCTGTAAAGGCGAACAAGAGTAAAAAATCAGGCTCTTGTTCCCGTTTGAAAACAAATTTTCCTTAGAATTACGGCATTCTCGGCACTCCAAAAAACTCATGTCTTTACAGCACAGCGTTTGTGTGCTATTATATACGCGAATAGGAACGCATGTTCCCAACGCTCTAGTAAGGAGGCAGTATCCCATGACCAAGGATACTCAGACCAAAGTCAAGCGAGCGATCCGCAATAGCGGTCAGTACGCAGAAACCATTCGCAAGCTGCGCCTTAGAGCCGGTATGACCCAACCACAACTGGCTGAGATGATCGGCGTTACCAAGAATGCTATTACGAATTGGGAAGCTGGTTATGCCCGCCCGGATATTGATAAACTACCTCAGCTTTGCGACGCACTGAATGTAAGCGCCGATGAGCTGCTGGGTCGAAGTGCCACTGCAGTGAACGCAGCAGAGCAACTGCTGCTTCGTAAATTCAGACGCCTGTCCCAGTATGATCAGAAGTCATTTACCGACTTCATGGATCTGATGTACCAGAACCGCACCATGGAAAAAAGAGAGTACTGCCGCAACACTTTTATGCCGTTGTCCATTGCTCCTTACGCCATGGGTGCTGGCCTTGGTGAACCACTGGGTGACAATACCGAGCAGGAACGCATCTTTGTCCGCGTCACCCATGACAGTAGCCGCGCCGATCGTGTTGTCCGCGTCAATGGCGACAGTATGATGCCCACTTTCCGTGACGGCGATCTGCTGTTGGTCCAGGAAACGGACCAGCTGCATGTCGGCGAGATTGGTATTTTCATCGTAGCCGGTGAAGGCTTCGTTAAAGAGTACCAGCGCGATGGCTTGCATTCCCACAACAAGCGCTATGACACTTTCATGCCTGCTGATGATGACAACAGCCGCTGCATTGGTCGCGTGATCGGACGCATCAATGATGCCATGCTGCCGGATGACGAGGAAACCCGCATCCTGGAGGAAGTCTTCGCATAAGCGGCAATATACCTTGAAAAGAACGCATAATGAAGTGCGCTTATTAAGTTTACCCTTTTTTAGGGAGGAGGGCGATTTTCGTGGCCGGTGAGCATCTCCGTAC